GGGCTGGGTTAATGGTAAGTGATAGCTAAGATTTTAGACTGTAGCGTATCCGTTAGCGGGTACGTTATGGCCTACAATCTGTAGGGTTTAACCAATGATTGGGAGTAATAGCATGAAAACTATCAGCACAATTGCCCGTGAGATTTCCCGTGAATGGAAAAATGTTAACTATGCGGCTAAGCCGTATTTGCAGGCCATGTATTCATTGGATAGCGTGACCGATAGCTACTATCAAGATAGTGCAAAATCTATCGTTAGCTACTTTTTGTCGAATGCTAGCGGATACCGTGGCGATACCGCGAAGGCCCATAAAGCCGCTTTGAAGGCCATTGTAGGCTTGAAATAACATTGACTAGGGGTATAACATGTATCAAATTTACGATTGTATGGGCAGAGCCGTAGGGCGCGCTCAAGGCTATAGAATGCATTCAACCGCTCAAAGCGTGGCCGAGAGACCATGTAAAGTACGCCGGGCTATTTATGATGCAGTAGCTACTGCAAAGGTTATAAACCCTAACCATAAACTACTGTATCGCATCAGCTGGATTGAACCTATTGGAAAAGGTACAATATGAGGTACGAAGTCCAATTTAAAACCTCCGGTATTGTCGCATTTAGCGCCTCTGAACGGGGTATCTGCCAACACTGGCATGACTGCAACAATTACGGCCCTGAAATGCCCTATTGTGACCCGCTGACGGGTGAGCTTGTCCCTGATAAGTGGGTTAGGGGTGAATGTCTCGACTTGTTTACTGTCAAACGTGTAAAATAACCATTGTCAACCCATCATCAAAGGAACTTAACCATGAAAACCAACAACAAGCCAACAATGTCGGTCACTGCCTACAAAGATTTCTACATTGTTGACAATCGCAAAATCAATAAAATTGACCTTGTTAACATGCACACGGGAAAGATCCGTGTCGTTAAGACAGTGCAGTCTGCAAAGTGGCGTATCACACGGGCTGTCAACTTGGCTAAGAAAGTGCAGAGGTTAGTCTAATGTGGCCCTTCCCTATCTTCCCTAATCCACTTGACAAAGGACATAAAAGTCCTAAATTCAACCCTAACAACCATGAGGATGCGCCGCTATGATTAATATCATTTTAGAAGATCAAGAAGACGATTGTGCAATTCAAGTGAGCATATCTACAGACTGCACTGGAGCTATAATTTTCTGCACAGACACCTTCGGTAACAATGTAGAACTAATTGTGGACGTTAGGCTGTTAAAACAGCTCTGCGCTGAGGTCTCCAAAGCGATCAAGAGCAGGGCGCAAAAGAACAATGAGTGCGGATATGTTAAACAGGATACATTAGAACATGACCAAAATTAAACAATTCAGTTACACTATCAGAGGCTTTGAATTCTACGGCCTTTGTGAGGTGCAGTCTATTGAGTCCCTACCTTTGATTGTCTCCTGCACTGACCTTTACCTTGAAGGGATTGATGATCCGGACAAGAACAAGGATGTTAAGGACATTGTTGACTATCAGGTGATTCTGGACATTGAGGATATGGTAAGATTAGAAACTGAGAACGGTAAATAACATTTAAAGGAAACAGAAATGACTACAATTGAGAAAAACAGTAAAGGAAAACACATTCTAGGGGATGCACAGGTGTACGGGAATGCAAGGGTGTTCGGGGATGCACAGGTGTCCGGGAATGCGCAAATTGAGAAAACATCGGATTATTTGGTCATTGGCCCTGCGAAGTCATCGGAGCGTTTTACCACTGCTCACAAAGACTCTAAAATTGGTGTAAGGGTGAATTGTGGCTGTTTTAGCGGTACTGTAAAAGAGTTTTCAGAGGCTATTGAGAAAACACACAAAGGCAACAAGGAACACTTGGAGCAGTATCGACTATTCTGCCAGCTAATAGCTTTTAACTTTGGAGTCACAGAATGAAGCTTAACCCTTGGCTGGTGTTGTCAATAGTGCTTTTAGCTTACATGATCGCTGGATACTATGATTCGCTGGCTCATTGATCTAATCTTACCCTCGAGAAAGGCCTATAGAGGGCTTTAAAAGGGCCTAGAAGGGCCTCTAACCAACCAACTAATGGCAGAGTAGCCAAAGGAGTTAATAATGCGTTGCCTTGTCTGCAATAAACAACTGAACGACTATGAATCAACACGTAGACATGCCATCACAAATGAATTCTTGGACACCTGCAATCGGTGCATGAAGGACATCCCTAACATTCCGACTAAGGACAGACAGGACTTGTTGAAGGAGGCGGACTACGATGACGATATGGACATCGAAGACACTGACTCTGTTACATCTTGTTACACTTTAGACCTTGACAAGGATTGAACAGGTTGTACAATATATACTATAGAGACTGAGACATTGCTTCTATGCTTAGAAGTTAACCTACTAACAGTTACTTATAACAAGTACTTATACAGTTAACGTATAAGCATTGATGTTTGATGTCTTAGAGACTTTAAAGTAACATTAAAGTAACGTTAAAGTCTCTATGTAACATAGACAATGTTAGATTGGTGTCTAAATGTTAGTAACTTTCATCAACAGGTGTTAATATGAATGATTCAATGATTGAGTATATGGACAACCAAGAGCAAGAACTTGTACGCTTTGAGTGCTGGTATCACTCTGTGATTGATGATATGGCTGGTCTTATACGTGCCAATGGCTATGAGCAGGTTATGTTTGATGTAATGTGTGCTGTGAAACGAATGTCTGAAATTGATACAAAGGAAGTGAAATGAAAAAGTTTATTATTAGTGCGTTGATTGGCTTGTCTATTGTTGGCTGTTCGTCTGACGCTGATATTGCATCCCGGAATATGTCTAAAGCTGCTGATATGTTTGAAGTCACTCGCCGAGTTGTCTTCTACAACGGAATCAGCGGTGAGTACATGATGACCATTGAAGGCCTATGCTCATTAGGCAACAAGGACACAGCTCGTAGCCTGTCGATCACCTGCAAAACAGGCCCAGACACGTACAAGAAACACTTTCTAGGTCTCTCAGATAACGTGACCTTCTTTGTGGAGCAGTTAGAGCCTAAGAGTGTGAGCACGTATCACTACAAGGTTATTTTCAAACCTCAATCAATCCTCCCTGATGTTGACTTTAAAGCTAAACTGTAAGGGATGAACAATGCTTGTCTCACTGTTTGTAGGTGTCTTAACACTTTTAAAGGTGGTGCTTAAATGACGAATAACAATCCGTATAGTTTACTTGTTAATGCTGAGAATGCTCGATGCGTCATTGAGTTTGATGTTGACAGCGAAGGAGACATTAACTATGAAACATGGGAACTATTCTTGATTGATTCATGGACAGCCATCAATGATGCAATCCATGACAAGACTTGGGAGTCCATTGAAGACCAGATTAAGGCACAATGGAAGGATGTAGAGGAACAACAGAGGGCTTATGATGAGCACTATTGACACAACAGCACGCAGTGCAATGAAGCTGGCGCTGGAGGCGTTGGAAAACGGAGTAGATGGACAAACATCTATTGAAATGGATGAAGCCATCAACCTCCTGCGAGAAGAACTGGCAGAGCCAACTGTCAAGCAATCCTGTGTTGCCTGTGAAGGGAATCCCCAATTCCCCAACAGCCCCTGCACTTTGTGTGGATGCGTGGCAGAGCAGCCAGCACAGCGGCAATGGCAATCGCTGACGGATGAGGAATGGCAAGACCTCTCTGACAGCTACGGCATGATTCTTTTTGGCCGATTCAAGAACGAAATCGAGACAAAACTGCGCGAGAAGAACACATGACATCCAAGTTCTTACGTCATATCGCCTGTGAGCATTGTGGGAGCACTGATGCAGCGGCGCTCTATGACGATGGACACACACATTGCTTTGCTTGCGGTGTGACAGAGCACGAGGGTGCTTACGATGAGCGAACGGTAATTAGGGACGCAGTAGCGCCCAACAAGAAGGTTATTATGGACATCCGAGGACAATGTAAATCAATACCTGATCGAGGAATCAGTCAGGCAACCTGTGAGAAGTACGGAGTAACAACCGATGGAGACAACCAATATTATCCTTACACTGACGCAGCAGGAGTTAGAACGGCTGTTAAACAACGCACTGTTTCTACAAAGAAATTCTCTATCTCAGGAGACTTCAACGGAGCAACTCTTTTCGGTCAGTCTCTCTTTCACGAAGGAGGAAAGGCTCTCACCATCACAGAAGGAGAACTTGATGCTCTCGCAGCTTTCCAGATGCAAGGAAGTCTCTATCCTACAGTGAGCATCCGTAATGGCGCTCAAGCAGCGTTAAAGGACTGCAAAGCTAACTACGAGTGGATCAACACCTTTGACTCTGTAGTCATCTGTTTCGATGGTGATGAGCCGGGGAAGAAAGCTGCTAAGGAAGTGGCTGAGTTGTTCGGCAACAAAGCCAAGATCATGCAGTACAAGGACGGTTACAAGGATGCTTGTGAGTACCTGATTGCAGGGGCTTCTAAGGAGTTTGTGAATGCATGGTGGAGGGCTTCACCGTTTGTTCCTGATGGCATTGTCAATGCTGCTGATCTCTGGGAGGAAATCTCCAAGCCAGAGCCTGTGGCAGAGGCTTTGTACCCGTGGGCAGGATTGAATAAACTCTTGTACGGTATCCGACCTGCTGAGTTGATTACAGTTACCGCAGGCAGTGGCTTGGGTAAGAGTCAATTCTTGCGTGAAATACTGTACAATCTGCTGAAGACAACGAGCTGGAACATTGGAGGACTCTTCTTGGAAGAATCTACCCGTAAGACAGCACGAAGTATCATGTCATTGCACGCTAACAAGTTGTTGCATTTGCCTGATACGCCTACAACTGAACAGGAATTGAAGGAGGCTTTTGATGGAACCATTGGTAGCGGCCGTATTTATCTATTTGACCATTTCGGCAGTAGTGATGTGGATAACATCTCCAACCGTATCCGATACATGGCGAAAGCTTGTGATTGTCGTGTTGTGTTTCTGGATCACATTAGCATTGTTGTATCTGGCCAAGACCTTGGAGACGAGCGTAAAGCTATTGACAATATGATGACAAAACTACGCACACTGGTGCAGGAGCTAAACATCACTCTGATCTGTGTGAGCCACCTTCGTAGGCCTCAGGGTAACCAAGGCCACGAGGATGGTGGTAGTGTATCCCTGTCTCAGTTGCGAGGCTCTGGAGCCATTGCACAACTGAGCGATGCAGTGATTACTTTGGAAAGGAATAGCATGGCTGAGAACGAAGATGAACGACACCTTACCAAGATTGCAGTGGCAAAGAATCGTTACAACGGTGAGACTGGCCCTGCTTGCAAGTTGCAGTATAATGGGTATACTGGACGTATGATTGAAGTTGAGGATGAGGTTCTTTGAACCGAATGAATAGGAAGTGATATGATAGACAATGTAATCCCTTTTAAGGAGCCTGATCCTAAGTGTAGCTTCTGTGGTACGCCTAAGAGTGCTGCTCAGAAGTTCGTACAAGGCCCTTACGGTAAGCATATCTGTGGTGTGTGTATTACTCACGCTACTAAACGATTGAAGGAGAGCGAAGATGGCAGCAAGTGACGGCGGTAAAGGATCTGCACCACGGCCTATCCCTGACCCTCAGAAGTTCAGTGATAATTGGGATCTGATCTTCCGTAAACCTAAAGAGAAACCTGAAGAGGATAAGAAGCATGAAAACAGTGATTGAGATGGCAAATGAAGCAGGATTAGAAAAGGTGTCGTCGGGTTGGAGGGCGTGGACAAAAGACTTGGCGCAATTTGCCGAGCTAGTCCGTGCTGATGCTATCGCTGACGAGCGAGAGGCGTGTGCTCAGTTATGTGCTGAGGATGCGTCTGGGAGAGATAGTGGAGGCTACTACGCTGAAATTATCCGTGACAGGAGCAACACATGACAGTAGAACACTTAATCGTAGGCGCTACCGGCATCGGATACCTGATCGTAGGTGTGCTACAATGGACTAAGGGAGAAATCTCTAACGGGATGATCTGGACTGGGTATAGCTTTGCTCAGATCGGTTTATGGCTTAACATTCGATGAGGAGAAAGATCATGGCGGATATCAGCATGTGTAACGACTATTCATGTCCTGACTTTGAAAGGTGCTACCGAGCACAGGCGAAGCCTTCGGAGTATCGTCAGAGTTACTTCTCAGGTTCCCCTCGGAGCATGGATGGTTGTCAATACTTTGGGCCTTTGGAAGAAACAAATGAGAATCGTACTGGACATCGAAACAAACCTAGCACACGACAAGATACACCTAGTCGTAACTAAAAACATTGACAGCGGAGAAGTAAGAACATGGAAAGTAGCCGACAACCTGCGGGAGTATTTAAAGGGCGTGTCGTTGATAGTCATGCACAACGGCATCTTTTTCGATGCACCAGTATTGAATCGCTTATGGAAGACGAAGATTCGTTTGAGTCAAGTGTACGATACATTGATAGTAAGCAGGCTTCTCGAACCGAGCCGCGAGACAGGTCACAGCCTCGAAGCATGGGGCAACAGTCTAGGCTTTCACAAGATTGACTACGCAGCCGTATGGCAGTGGATGATGGACAGGAAAGAGGAGTACAAGAATGAGTGTTTCGACTATCCTATTGACAGCCTTCTTACTGATTACTGTATTAGGGACGTTGAAGTTACTGCTAAGTTGTACTCTCACTTGGTTAGTGAACTGGAGCAGAAGCAGTTTAGCCAAGAGTCGGTAGACCTTGAACATCGTGTGGCAGCTATCATATCGGAGCAAGAGCGTAATGGATTCAAACTTGACCAGATCTACACAACCTGCTTACTTACTGACATCAAGTCAAAAGTGGCAGGAATATATGAGCGAATGCAACAGAGATGGCCTCCTGTCACTCTTGAGCGATTCTCTGACAAAACAGGAAAGCGACTCAAAGATTCCATTGTTACTTTCAACCCCGGAAGCAGACAACAGATCGGGGAGAAGCTGAAGGAACTTGGGTGGAAGCCTAAGGAGTTTACCGAGACAGGTATTCCTAAGATTGACGAGACTGTGTTGGCAGGCATCAAGATACCAGAGGCTCAGGTCATTGCTGAGTATCTGATGCTGAATAAACGTATCAGTCAGATCGAGTCATGGATGGAAGCTGTGGGTAAGGACGGTAGAGTTCACGGGAAAGTTATTACCAACGGCGCCGTGACCGGTAGGGCTACTCATTCATCACCAAATCTTGCCCAGATACCTAACACCTCATCTGTGTATGGTGCTGAGTGTCGTCAGTGTTGGACAGTAGAGGAAGGGAATGTGCAGGTTGGTGTTGACTTATCTGGTGTAGAATTACGGTGCTTGTCGCACTATATGCAAGATACTGAATGGCAGCGTGAATTGTTGGAAGGTGACGTACACTGGAAGAACACACAGGCTTTTGGCTTGGTTCCTATGGGTACGTTGAAGGAAGACACAAAGGAGCATAAAGATGCACGTAACTTGAGCAAGACACTGACCTATAGTGTACTGTACGGAGCAGGGGCAGCTAAGGTTGGATCTACTGTCGGAGGATCAGCGAAGCAGGGAGCTAAACTAATTGACAACTTTTTGAATAACACACCTTCTTTGAAGAAGTTGAAGGCAAAGGTTGATAAGTTAGCGGCTAAAGGCTTTGTTCCAGCTATTGATGGTCGAAAGATTTGGGTTCGATCTGAACATGCTGCTTTGAATAGTCTGTTACAATCAGCAGGAGCTATTATTGCAAAGAAGTGGATCGTATGTTTTACTGATGAGCTGAAGTCGAAGAAAATACCTTATAAGCTACTCGCATGGGTACATGATGAGGTACAATTAGAGACCCCAGCAGAATACGGAGAAATTGTGGGAAAAATTGTTGCTGATGCAGCTACGAATGCGGGTGAGCAGTTAAGATTCCGTTGTCCTATTGCTGCTGAATATCGAGTAGGGAAGAACTGGTATGACTGCCACTAAGTATCCTCAGGGTTACTTTAAAGATAAAGCTTGTAAAACTTGCGGGAGTGTTTTTACTCCTACAAATCCATGCAATATCTATTGTAGTCCTAAATGTAAAGGTAAAAATTCTTACTACAAGCGTAACTATGGTATAACTGATGCTGATCTGGCTGCTATGAAAATAGAGCAAGACAACAAATGTTATCTATGTCAAAGTGAAGGTTTTCTGATTGGTAAAAATAACCACAACGAAAAACTAGCTGTTGATCATTGTCATAAGACAGGCAAAGTCAGGAAACTTCTTTGTCACAACTGCAATAGAGCTTTGGGCCTGTTCAAGGACAACCCAGAACTGATGCGTAAAGCAGCAGACTATATTGAAGAAAATAATTGTAACAACCCTTGACATGACGTTAAAGTGCTGTACAATATTAGGTAAGAAGCGCCTGTGGTGAAACTGGTCAACACAGCAGATTTAAAATCTGCCGCCGTAAGGCTTACCTGTTCGAGTCAGGTCAGGCGCACCAAACATGACAGATCGGAAAGACGGTCACTTTCATAACATTTAAAGGAAATTCAAATGGACAATAAACCTGTCAAAGTCTCTGGTCAACTCTTCTGGGCTAATTGGATGAAAGAGTTCAACACCAAGTTCAATGAGGACAACACCAAGTACGAATGTACACTAGGTATGCTCTCTGACAAGGCTTGTGAGGCTCTGAAGGAACAAGGGATCATGATCAAGAACAAAGACACAATGGGTAACTACATTGTCGGTAAGTCTAAGTTCCTGTTCGAGCCTGTGGACGCTGAAGGTAATCCAGTGGCTATTGAGAAGATCGGTAACGGTACTAAGGTAACTGCTTTGGTTGGCAGTTATCGCCACAAGATGTCAGCTAAGTTTGGCTCTGCTCCGAGCATTAGCAAGATCATCGTAACTGATTTGGTTGTCTACGGTGAAGATGCCGAAGGTGACGATGACGACATCCTGTAAGCAGGAAAATATTAGACACTTGATTGAAGCAGGAACACAAGTATTTGCTGGAACTGTTTTAATTTTTGTGTCTAACTTAATCTTCTTTCCTTTATTGGGAATTGAAGCAACAACATCTGCAAATATTGCTCTCGTGGCTCTAAACACTGTTGTTGCTTTTCTAAAATCTTACTTTGTTAGAGCGTTTTTTAGAAAGATGGAATGATAAAACATATCGTATGTTATTCTGGAGGACACTCTAGTGCTCTAGTTGCTATTGAAGTTGCTCGTAAGTTTGGTAAAGCAAACACTATTCTTCTGAATCACGACATTCATAGCAATGTGGAGAATGCTGACATTAAAAGATTTAAGCAAGAAGTTGCTGGCTACCTTGAAATTCCCGTAACTTATGCTAATCATCCGGAGTGGGACACTAAGGATCAGTTTGATGTTGTTGTAGATGCTTCCGCTTTTAAAGTAGGTAAAGGGACGGCACTGTGTACACATCGGCTGAAGACTCAACCTTTTGAGAAGTACTTGAAAAAGTATTTTCCAGATAAGAACTGTGTTCTTTACTACGGATTTGATAAGAACGAACTACATCGTGTTCAAAGACGATCAGGTATTCTTGGTAATATAGGGTATAAATCTGATTATCCGTTAGCTTTGTGGAATGAGCGTACTATTCAAAGTACGAAAGAGATTGGTATTGAGCCTCCTCTGACGTATGGTAAGTTCAAACACGCTAACTGTACTGGATGTCTTAAAGCAGGTAAGCAGCACTGGTATATTGTGTTCTGTGAACGACAAGACATTTGGAACAAAGCGAAACAAGCGGAGGAACTCATCGGATATTCCATTATGAAAGATGATTATCTTGAAGAACTTGAACCGCTGTTTAACAAGATGAAGGCATTAGGTATTGAGGGGAATGAACATGAAGACCCTCGCACTTTCTTTGCACGAGTTAAGAAACAAATCAATGAATATCAGGATGATCTCTGTGAGAAACCCTGTGAATGTTTTGTATGAATGAAAAGGAAGAACCTAAGATTGCTCTTGTCGATGCTGACTTTTTAGTCTACCGTATTGGTTTCAGTACGGAAGATGAGCCAGTCGGCATCGCTAAGGCACGATTAACGGAGTGGCTAGAAGACTTTATCTACAT